CTTGATACTGAAAAACTGTCAAAGAGAGACACTGTTCCAGTTCCATCCCAAGCCGCCCAAGCCTTTGCCGCACTCTGGTCAGTCAGCGTGACAGGACCGCCAGTCGTGTTCTGAACTGTATCTGCTTTAATCGTACTCATGTTACACCACCGTCCAAGTCTCGCCAGTGCCTACCGTCACGGTGACACCTGTGTTGATTGTTATGGGTCCGGCTGACATTGCGTTCTTGCCGTTGGTTATCGTGTAGTTTGTTGTGACAGTCTGGCCGTTTTCCCAGAAGATTTCATCGCTACCGCCACCAGTTGCACCCGCCGCAATGCCTGTCAGAGACGAACCGTCACCTGTGTAGGATGTGGCACTGACCGTGCCGCTGAAATAGGCGTTTCGAAACCTTGCACTGCTACTGCCTAAATCAATAGCCGCATCTCTTTTCGCGCCTGATATGTTGCACGGAGCAATGTGGTCCGTTACGCTTGATTCCAGATAAAGGCCAACGTCAACCGCGTTTGCAAGATATACGTCACCTGCTACTGTTCCAATATTACCCACAGGTGCGCCGTCTTTGCGGAACTCCGCAATCGTGCCATCCGAAGCCAGCTTGTTGAAAATTGCATTTGTGCCAGTAGCCGCAGTTTCAATCCAGCCGCTAGGCGCAACGTGAAATCCTGTGCCTGTAGTGCTATTGTTATATAAGGCTGTGTCAGTAGTCCCCACCAGCAGATTGCCGCTGCTGTCTATGCGCATCGCTTCGCTGGCACCGTTGCCGTTGCGGAATATTTGCGTATCAGCGTCGATGTAGTTTTGCGAAAGATTGTTGTAACCAAATCGGATTTTTACTTGGCCACGTTCAATGTGCAATTCGCTGTCAGGCGTGGTGCCGATGCCGACCCTGCCGCTGCTGTCTATGCGCATTGATTCGGCGCCTGCTGCGCGGAAAATATGCTTACCGCTGCTTCCCGTAGTGTAGTAATTATCTCCGTTTGGCCCGTAGCCCACCAAGTGTGCTGATGTGCCAGCACCAGTCATGCCTCTGATATCTAGCTTAGCCTCAACAGTGCTAGTCCCAATACCAACATTACCACTGCTGTCGATGCGCATTACTTCGGAGCCGTTAACATCAAATTCATAGTTATAACCACTACCAATATTAAAACCTAAAGATGTTGGTGAGGCTAATTGAACCGCACCTGCTCCTAATGGTTCTACATTAAAAGTGCCTGCACTTGTTTTAACGGATAAAGTTGAACTAGGACTCGCAGTCCCAATGCCCACACGGTTGTTTGTTGCGTCAACGTGCAGCGTGTTGGTGTCAACAGTCAGCCCATCAGCCGTGACCGCGCCAGTTACGTCAATGCCGCTAGAGGTGGTGGCGAGTTTGGGTGAACCGTCATAGTAAATAGTAACAGCACCGTCTTGCGTTAAAGCACTTATTGTTTCAGTGCCTAACTCATTTTCTATTGAAATAGAGTTTGACCTAATGCGTAGTGGTCCAGTGCCGACATCTTCAATAATGCTTTGTGTACCATTATGATAAATCTGCAAGTCAGAGCCAGCACCAAACACGGCCTTGTCGTTGTCGCCGAAATTGATGTCGCCAGTCATCGTGCCGCCAGACTTCATCAACGCACCCGCTGCAGATACATTGGTTGCATCTGTTGCGTCAGCATTTGCTTCGATGCCGTCGAGCTTTGTTTTGTCAGTTGCTGACATTAAACCAGCTACCGATGTTGTGGCGTTGGAGTAGGTCGTGTCGGTGTCTGTCGACGAAATCGTACCATCAGCTGCGATGGTGACGTTAGTTCCAGCTGTTAAAGCTGCAACAACATTGGTTGTGTCCGTTACATCAGCATTTGCCTCAATGCCATCCAGCTTGGTTCCGTCAACAGACACGTCTCGTCCATCAACATTGCCGCTGGTGACAAGATTTGGGACTGTCACGTCGCCGGTAAAGGTTGCACCTGTAAGCGCAGCATAGCCTGTTCCTGAGACATACGCAGCTACCCAAGACGAACCTGTGTAGACTTTCATCGCTTCAGCTGCTGTGTCGAAATATAGCGAACCAGCGACTAGAGCATTGCCGTCGTTGTCGACTGTCGGGTCTGATGACTTGGCACCAAGGTATCTATCATCGAAATTGTCGTAAGCAGCAAGCGCACTGTCTCGAGCACTCTCAGCAGCTGTTTGAGCAGACTGCGCAGTAGAGGCACTTGTTGCCGCATTAGTGGCGCTAGTGGATGCAGAAGATGCGCTAGTTGCAGCATTAGTCTCTGAGGTTGCAGCGTTAGACGCGCTGGTTGCTGCATTAGTCTCTGAACTTGTCGCATTAGACGCACTGGTTGCTGCGTTAGTCTCTGAAGTCGACGCATTGGATGCACTAGTTGCTGCATTAGAAGCTTGCGTAGAAGCAGAGCTTGCGCTTGTAGACGCAGAAGACGCAGAAGAAGCAGCATTTGTTGCTGATGTGGCTGCATTAGTTTCTGATGATCCCGCGTTGGTCTCTGACGCCGCTGCGGCAGTTGCAGAAGAAGCAGCATTTGTCTCTGAGGTCGCCGCGTTTGAAGCATTCGTCGCTGCGCTTGAAGAAGACGAAGAAGCAGACGTAGCAGAGTTGGCTGCACTTGTTGCAGACGCTGCTGCGCTTGTTGCTGAAGTCGCAGCATTTGTTTCTGATGTGGCTGCGTTGGTTTCGCTTGTTCCAGCAGATGTTGCCGAGGTTGCAGCGTTAGTTGCACTTGTTCCGGCATTTGTAGCACTAGTTGCTGCGGCTGACGCAGAATTAGCGGCGTTGGTTTCACTTGTTTCTGCGTTTGTTGCAAATGCACTAAGTTCATCTACAAACGATTGAAGTGAGGTTGGGTCAGACCCTGTCACTTGAAATACGGAACTTTTTGCCATGTTTACTAACTCTTAATTTAATAAATCTTCGTTATACGAATATGAAGGCTGCACGGAGCTATCAGCAGTTGCTTGGTCCGTTGCTTCAACCAATGCAACAAGCTCGGCATAGATAGTGTTGTATGTTGCCTCAAAAACTGGCTTGCGGCTGTCGTTGAAATAATCACACGCATACAAAAGCGCGCCGTAGACCATGAGATCAGGACAAATGGAACTAAAACTATTTGTGTCGGAGTCTACACTCAAATCTGTAGGGTCAGAGTAGTAGACAAGATTGATAACTTTGCCAGTCGTTGGAATAGGCTTGAGCGCAAATTTATTTTGTATTCTTGTGTAATATTTTGGCTCGCCGGTAGCTGAAACTTTTGTATCTAAATCTATAAAAACGCGCAAAGGTGTACGCTGCAGTACTGCTTTATCTGTGTATATGTAGACCATTTCCAAAAAGTCACTTGGTATAGTTATCTCGCCTTCTGTGGCGTCGTAGGTTGCAGCTGAAGTTGTGCCAACAGTAACTGCTAATTTGTTTTCTAATGACGGCACACGCAGTGTTCTGGAAATCTTACGCTGCGCTTGATTAATGAATGTACCTGCAAGCGCGTTGGTGCAGTCTGTGCGATTAATGAGATCAATCACATCTTGTTTAAGCTCAGCGTAAGTTGCCATGCTAGATCCTCTTTGAAGTAGTTAGAAAGTGCTCCATGTCATTTAGTTTGAGCCACTTAATAATGTCTTTGATGGGAGCTTTGTAGACATCGATGCCTTCACGCATCATTTGTTCTACGATGACGACAGGTATTGACGCCATCTTGAGCATTTCACCGCTTTGTGTATAACCACCAGCTGTCTTTTGCTCTTGTAGCTCTTTTATAAAACGGTCTGGAATATGCTGAGTGTTTGTCCGATACAAGCCATCAGCGTCTTGTTTGACGCCCATTACGGTGTCAATTACTGGTTTATTCATTTTGTCCCCTTAGAATAAACGTGGGTGCCCTCGGCAAGGAGAGCTGAATCCGAAGACACCCACGCTAATTGGTCTAGCTCAAGTAGCGAATGAGACCTGAAGCTTTGTAATTGGTATGCTTCAGACCGTATTCAGTCACCATCATGTGCTTGTCGGCGTCGCCGTCTTTCGCGAGCAATTCGCGAGTCATTGGACGGAGTTCGCAGATCTTCCAGTTTGCTGGATCATACATCAGCGCAACGGAAGTCTTCATGAAGCGGTTCATGACAACGCGCTGCTCACCGTAAGGCGAGATGTACACGTCGACGACGTTCATGAGTGTGCGACCACCGTTTACGAAGTGCTCTTGACGAGCGTTGCCTGAACCAACTGCAGAGCGGGTGAAACCAGCAATTACAGTTGAGTCGGCTGGCTTGATCATCAGGATTGATGCTTCTGAGCCTTCGTCGTACAGCTTGTCGCCGAGGTTGAGGATGTCCTGCTCAGTAAGGGCAGCAGGCGTACCAGAAGTTCCAGCGTCTTCGATGACGGCAGAATTGATGACGGCATTTGAGTCCGGGTCCGATCCATGCACGTTAGCAGTCAAGCGAGCAGTCGATGAAGAACCTGCAGCCGCGTTGTTACCATTTGTAGTACGATCGCCAACCAAGTTAAATTCGATGTCGCGCTTAAATTCAGCGGCTTTTTTCGAAAGTTGGTAAGCGGTTTCCTGCGCACGTCCGTAAGCATCAATAGCGTCAGCTGTTGCTGATACTTTAATGGTCTTTGACTGGATTTGCGTATAGTTAGAACGCATTACAGTCGGGGTCAGTGTAAGATCAGACGCGGTGAAGCCTTCAACTTCTGCATTTTCTGCAGTTGAAGCCAAGCTGTCTTCTTGCCACTGATACAGTGTGTTGTGAACTGATTCCTTACCGATTGACGACAGGAATGGAGTTGTTGTCGGCGAGATATTCGAAATGATGTCTGAAATATCTTCTTTGATGCCGATTTGATTGTACGTTGAATACGTAGCCATTATTACCTCTTATGGGCTAAAGATTAGTCACTAGCAGACCATCTCGCCAAAAACGCATCCCTTGCCGCATCAGTTGACCCAGACTTTACAAGCGTATCCATTGCTTGTTGCCTTGCACGGCGTGCTGGGTTTTGCGGCTTGGTTGCGCCAGACTTCAATACTCTTTGAGGGGCTTTAGTACGTTTTTTAACGGCAACTTTTTTGCCTTGGTCATACTTCATAGCTTTCAACACCAGCTTAATTGCGGCTGGATCTACAAGTTGATCGATGTCTTGCTGGGAAATTCCCTGACTGACACCATATTTTCTGATCTTGTTGTAGAGATCCTCTGACCAATCAGGTATTTCCTGTTTCAGAGTTTCTATTGCTTCCGAAGCTCTTTTCTTCAGTTCCTGCTGTTGAGCATCTCGGACCATCTCGATGTATTTGTCTGACTCTTGATTAAGAAACTGGTAATCGTCATACGCTGCTTGTGCTTCTTTGCGAAGCTGAGCAAAGTCATCTGGTTCCATTTGTCTAGAAGCAAGCAGCATGTCAATTTCTGCGTAAGGCCTAAGCTTTTCCTCGGCTTTACCCAGCAGTGTTTGAAGGATGCCTGCGTTCTTTTTTACGTCTTCTTCAAGAGTTTTGCGGATTTCTGCAACTTGTTGGGATTTTTTAGTAAGCGACTTTTCTTGACCGTATAAGCGTTTTAAGTCTTTGACGGATACTTCGAATACTTCTTCGCCGACTTTGACTGTTGTCATGAGATCATCAGAAGCTATTTCAACTTCATAATGTTCGTCATCTTCGACAACCTCGTCATCGTCTAAAGCTGGAAGATCATCAAGGTCCACCTCATCACTTTCGACAACTTCGTAGTCTTCAGCATCATCTGTATCTTCGCTTACTTCGTGTTCTTCTACAGATTCAGCTTCGCTTTCATCCACGGTTTCAGATGTCTCCGCTTGCGGAGAGTCTTCCCAACGCTTCATAAAAGCACTAATTGCTCCGTCCACTGTGGGACTTTCAGGGTTCTCAGAGACGCTATTTTCAGTAGTCTCGGACATAAATTACTCCTTTGCCTCAAGGATCTGATTTTTCATCATGACCTTTTGGTTCAATGTATTAACGATTTCTTGCATTGCCCGCGAAGAGTGATACGCAATTTCGCGTTCGTCTTTCTGTAGCGGATCAGTTGAGAAAAATAGGCTTACATACTGATCGAGTAAGCTGTTGACGGTTTTGGTAAACGCGTCACTTCCGAGCAGTGTCTCTGCATGAGTTCCCTGCTCAATTATTTGTTGGTCTTCCATTATCTCTCCTTGACCAAATTAACATTTCCAGCGTCGCCGCGCTGCCTTGCCACGCTCACCAGTCCAGCTTTTTGATCTGGCACAAAATGATTTGCGGCGCTTTGCAGCTTTGCTTCCTGGCTTAACTTTGCCGGTAACAGGGGCTTTTAAATTGCCACCTGTTGCTCGGTTATATTTTGCACGACCTTTGGCCGTGAGACCTGCACCTTTAGACGCAGGAAGTTTTTCACCTCGGCCGACAGACAGCCGAGGCTCTTTCTTATTTTTTGTGGGCATTTGCTTACCTATGAGTTCGGGCTGACAATTGCTGTGCGCTCGGCTGCTGGTGTGGCTTGCGCCATCTCCAGCTCTTTGTAAGCGATGTCTGCACGGATCTCAGAGTCGAAGTCTTTGCGCTCTTCAGTGCTGTACTGTGTAGCTACGTTGACTTCTACTTTAGCTTGCTCAAGCTCAAGTCTTGCCTGTTCCATCTGTGCTTTCAGCTGCAGCTCTTGCTCTTGGATCGCAACTTTGCGTTCTTCAAGTTCAATTTGCTTCATCATGATCTGCTGTTGCATTTGTGCTGCAGGATCAGGTTGCGGAGGTTGTACTTGATCAGGTGGTGTCAGATACGTGTCGACATCCTTGATACCGGCATTAAGCATCGCCTGGCGCACCATGGCGTACCTATTAATTTCAGTATAGAAAGGCTGAATGCCAGGATCTTGTGTGAGCATAGCGTGTAAAGCTTGAAACTTTTGTGCTTCACGTTCTTGTTCGCCATAGCCAAGCTTGAAAGCTACTTCGACGTCTTTGCGCTCTGCCCAATCTTTTGGGTTTATTTGGACATAATTACCGGCAACATCGAGAATTTTTTCATAGTTCTCGTTTTCAATGGCAAGTCTGTAGACTTCTAAAAATAAAGGCTTCAAGAAGTTATTCGCAAAATTGCGCGCAATAATCTTAGATCTTTGTTGCGACAAGCTGACGAGGTTTTCAACCATGGCCGCAGAATTTTGCTTGCTCACTGCATCTTTGTTAAGACCTTGAGACAGCTTCGAAATGCCGCTTGTATTCTCGGCATCTTCTTCGAGCTGCATGATTGTCTGGAAGATGAATGGGTTAAGCTGGTTCTGCATAAGCGGCACAACACCATCAGGCCTAGT